GCTTGACTTCGGCTGTCTTTCTCGGAGGCAAGGCGTGGGCTACAATGACAGGCGCCATGACGACCGCAATGCGCGTTTTGACCGGCTTAAAAGCAGCCGTGCTTGCGAATCCCTGGCTGGCGCTGGCCGCCGCGATCACAGGCGCGGTTGCTGCCATAGCCGCGTACAAAAGCGCCATGTCGAACGTGCCGAAGCTGGAAACAGACGCAAAAGACGCGCTCGAAGCAGGCGAAGCGGCAGCCGCGCAGGCGCGCGCTGACCTGGAACGGCTCAAAACGCTCGAAGACATCAGCAAGCGGCAGCGGCTGTCGAATAGCGAAGTGAGCGAAGCGGCAAGACTTGCAGAAAGCCTGCGCCAGTCATACGGCGATCTGGGCATCTCTGTCGACGCCGTAGCTGGCAAGATCTCCGGCGCGACCGCAGCGCAAGATAAGCTGAACGCCAAAATCCTTGAAGGCCGAAAGCAGCAGCTGCAAGCGGCAATAAACGAAGCGCGCACGAATGAAAGCACCGGCGCAATCGAAATGGACATTGCCAAAAACTCAGTCAGCGACTGGGACGCGATCATCGGCAAGAAATACGGGCAATCCTGGAAAGACTACTTCACCAGCTTTGACACCTACGGCAGCACCGACGAGCTCAAGCTCGCGATGGTGCAAGACGATCCGAAATTCAAAGCGCGCGTCAAAGCCGCGAAAGATAAGAACCACGCGCAAATTGCGACATGGCAAGCTGAACTTGACGCAATGAACGCCAGCACGCAGCGCAAGGCAGAACAGACGGCAGAACAGACGGCAGAAGCCGCCGCGCCAGACGCGTCTGCCGTTGTCACAATGGGCGCAAGCGTGGCAGACTTCATAGACGCTGGCACCGAAGAGGAACGCAGCGCGCTTGACCGTAAAATCGACCAAATCAAGCGCAAGCGCGAGGAGCTGATACAAGAGCTGCGCAGGCTGGCTGACCCGAGCGGCGAAGTCGACTGGACAAACGCAGACGAAGTCGACAAGCTCTTTGCGTCTTCGCCGACAGCCGCGCAATACCAGCAGCAGGCGTTGCAAGTCGACGCAAGCGCGCAGCGGCAAATTCAGCAGGCGCAGGCAGAAGAAGCGCGCAGGCAGCAAGCGGAACAGGCGCGGCTTGCGGAAAAGCAGCGCGCAGAAGCCGAAGCAGCGGCAAAGAAAAAAGCAGACGACGACAAGCAGCTCGCGGACGCGCAGCAGAAATACTGGGAACGGCACGCGGCGCCGCAAGAGAAGCTGGCCGCCGCAGCTGTCGAATTACAGACGGCCATGCGCGAACTTGTCGAAGCGCAGCGCGGACAGGACAGCGCGACCATCGCGGCTGCGCTCAATAAGCTCGGCGAAGCAGAAGACAAATACGCCAGCCTTGAAGAAGCAGTCAATGCGACCAGCGAAGCCATCGGGCACAGCGTGGGCGGCACGTTCAGCGCGTGGCAAGCCAGCAGCATTGCGGCAGTCGACTTCGACAAGCAAAGCCTGCGCGAAGCAAAGACGCAGACAGGCTTTTTGCGCCAGATCGCGCAGAACACGCGCTCGCATGGCGCGGCTGTCTTTGCGTAGACATAAAAAAAGCCCGCGCGGTAAAAAGCCCTAAAACCGCGCAGGCTGCGCTGCGGCTACTGGCCGCAAACGTTGTCTTGATATTATCTAGGACGCGCAACAGAACGCGCGGCGCGAGTCATGCGCTGCGCGTTTTTTGTTTCTGTCGTCTGTTGCGCAAGAGCTGGCCGCATAAAAGGCCGCGCGTCAATGCGCACATGCGAAACAGTCAGACGGCGCTGCGCCTGCGCCCATGCCTGGAACGCTGGCGACTTCGCCGCTGCGCGCCATTCCTCCTCGCTGTAAAAGTAGCGATAGTCACGCACAGTCTGCCCTTTGCCTAGCTCTTTTGAGTAAATATAATAAGGCCGCTTTGCCTTCGGTCTGCTGGCGCGCACGGTACCGTGCACCCGGCAGCGCCATTCTGTACTGTCGAAGCTCTTTGCGCGTCTCTTGCGCCGCTGCTTCGCTACGTACTGCGCGCTGTAGTCGACTTCGCGAAACGCGCCCTGACCGCCATATTCTAACGTTTTAAGCGTAGTGGACGCGCCGCGGCGCTCTGGGCCTATCAAATAGGCAAGCCCGTCGGCTGCCGCTTCGTAGCTAATGGCGTTTTTAAGCGTTCCTATGTGCGATCTAGGCGGCTCGCCAGGCTTTGAAAACTGCCAGTTTTTACTGCGTTTATTTTTGCCGCCAGACTTAATCGAACGCTGCGCTGTCTGCCTGACGTCGTAGGCTGTAAACCGCAGCGCAGTCTTTGCGACGTCGACCGCCAGCGCGTCTGCCTTCTGAACCAGGCCGCCAAAAGCCGCGTCGAACGTCTGCCGCATAATCTATGCCTCGTAACAAAAAAGCCGCACGCTGCCAGCGTCTGGCGAATTTTCCTGCATGGGCCGCGCCGCGTCTAGCGCGTACTTGCGCTCGCGCCCTTCGGCATTGACCGAAACGACCGTTGACCGCCGCAGCGCGTCAAACAGCGCAGCGGCGTCAGACTGCGCGACAGCAAGCAAACTGCACACTGCCGCGAAGTCTTGCCGCGTAACAATAAACTCGAACCGCCGCGACGACGCTACGCCTGACACTGGCGCCAAAGCGTCAGTGTCTGCGTCACGTTTCACAGCGGCAATTTTAACGCGCGCGCCAGCCGGCGCTACGAAGTAAAACTGCTCGGAGCTATACCGCGCAGCCGCACGTTGAATAGCGGCAGCCACGCGCGCGTTAATACGTGCAACCATATCAGCTGACCTGCGCTTCGTTGTCAATCAAGCTGTCGGTGTACAAAATCGGGATCCCGTAGAACTCTTGCGGAATTTCTACGCCGCCCGCCACAATGGCCTTGCCGCTAATAGTGATCGAAGGCTGACGCGACGCGCCGAGCAAAATACCCGCTTTGCGGCTCATGAACAGCGCATCCGGTCTATCGCCTTTAAAGCTGTCAAGCGCGCACAAAAGGTGGATATCAGTAAAGGCCGTAGTGCTTAGGCTTGCCGGCGTAGAAGTCGACGACGTCTGGATATTAGCAATGCGCGTGGCAGCATACTTCGAGTTAAACGCAAGCCCCGGGTAGAACTCGAGCAGCTGACGATAAACAGGAATAAGCTTCGACGCGTCTGCCGGATCTTGAATCTCAGCGCGCTCGACGTCGGAAACGTCGAAAGAACCGCCGCGACCGAACAGCCAGCAAACCCCGTTGACTTCGCTAAACTTGACGAAATACGCCGAAGTCAGGCCAGTTGTAGCGCCCGCGCCAGCCGTGCCGCCCGCAGAAATAGTCTGCGCGCTGCCGACAAACGCCTCGAGACCTTGAAAGCCTTTGCTGCTGGCGCCGCCGTCGGCGCTGCCGCCATAGAAAAACTGCGTGCCGAGCGCCCTGATGCTATCTTCAAGCACGCGCACCGCTTCGGCCTTCATCAGCAAGCCGCCGCGCGTGGCGTCTCTGTCGATAAGCGCCCTGTCGTACTGCACAAAGCCGCCAGCGTTGCACAGCTTAAACAGCGTGCGCTCGTAGACGCCTTTGCTGGCCGTCAGGCCCTCGTTAACGTTCCGGAACGGATCAGCAGGCGTGTCTTCGAGCCTGATAAGGCCTTCTATATAGTCTTGATCCGTGATCGACTGCGCGCGGCTAATGTCGAACCGCGTGCCGAAAGCGTCTGCGCCCGTGAACTCGGGCACGTTCAGTCTGACTTCGTCGGCAATCTCTTTGCCGCCGTCGAAGCCTTGAAATTTTAGCACGTCGTGCCAGGTAACCGTTGTAGGCATATATCGTACTCCTTATTATCAGCAAACATAGGAAAGCGTAACAGCCTTGCCTTGCGCGCTCTCAGCAGGCGCGCCCGTAGTCGTGATCGCGACGCGCCAAAATTGATCGCCTTTAAGCGTCGGCTTGAAGCGGAAAGTGGACGCGCCAGACGCGCTGCCATTGCCGACAGTAACGCTGACCGCGTCAGTGACGCCAGCGGCGAAGTCAGCCGCAGCGCAGCTTTGCAGCGCGATTGTCAGCGTAACGTCAGACGGGAGATCCGTAGCAGTAAAGGCAGGCACGTCGACCTGCAGCTCGAACGACTCAGACCGAACGCCGACAGCGTCAATGGCGCCTAGATCAATGGGACCGGCGGCAACCGTCGTGCCAGTCGTGCCAGACGGCTTCGCCGTAAAAATCAGCGCGGCGTCTTTGCTAGTATATCCGGACATATTAGACTCCTATTTTGCGACCGCCGCGCTAATAGCCGCGCAGTAGCCCTTGTTTTCATGGGGTTTTTCGACAACAGGAACGTCGGCAGACAAGCCGACCGCTTCGCCGCGCAGACGCAGCTGCGAAAGCTGCTGCGCGTCTGCGCTGAATTTTTCAAGCGCTGCGTTGAACTTTTCAAGACAGGCGCTGAACGCTTCGACCGGCGCGGCAGCCTCGACGACTTCGACCGCTTCGCGCGGCTTGTCTTCGACGACTTCTACCGCTTCGACCTTCGGCGCAGCCGCAGCTTCAAGCGCGGCAATTTTAGCGCGCAGCTTTTCGTTCTCAGCAACGAGCTCGTCATAGGCAATAGCGCGCGCTTCGTCGATTGTCTTGTTTTCCTGGTAAAAGCGAACGCCGCGCTCAAGCCCGAAAGCGTCAATGAACGTCTGCAGCTCTTTGTTCTTAACGGTAACTTCGGCAGCAGCCGCTGCTTCGCCAGCCTTGTCTTCGACTTCTACAACGTCGACGACTTCGGCAGGCTCAGCGGCTAGCTTAACGCTATTTTTGACAGCCATAAAAAGCAGCCCTTCTTTGTTTTGTTGTAATGGGGTAAAAACGGTGCTCGGATCTGTCGGATACATGCAAACCGACAGCCCGCGCAGCTTTGCGTGCTCAAAGACCGTGACCGGGCCTTCGTACAGACGGCCATTGCGACCGATAGACGCGCCTGCCGGCACGTCGACGCGCTCTGCCGCCGTGAAGTCGACAGTGGGCGAAATGCCAAACGGGATATCCTTGCCGCGCTCTGCCAGCTGCGCTGCAAGATCGTCTGGCGAAGACGAGACAAGCGCGCCATGCGCAAGCAGTCTGTCGTCGTCTGTCCACACACGCGCACTGCCAATAGGCGCATTCCAGTCGTGATTGTAATCGACCGGCACAACGTCTGGCGCGTCGAGCGTGGCAAAGTCAATGACGAAGTCGACCACCTCGCCGCTGGCCAGCGAATGCCGCTGCACGTCTGCCGTGTATGCTACCGCGTCGAAATTGTGCTTTTTCATCATCAAAGCCCCGTGTTTATTTTTTGCTCTTGACCAAACGGCAGCCACACG